AAGGAAAATACTAAGAATATTAGAAAATAATGGCTGGTAGAACTAAAAAGAAATTCCCACAAATTAAAAAGTCTAATGAAGGCAAGTTTACTAAGTGGGCAATGAATAACGGATTCAAAGATGCGTGTAGTGGTGCTTCTGCTGTAATGAAAAATACAAGTAATTATTCTAAGTCAGTAGTAGAAATGGCAAACTATGCTAAGAACTTTGGATGTAAAACAAAATAATATGATTAAAGAAATTAAATGTAAATGGAACTCGTTATTGAATATGTTAATGTTTGATACAGATAAATGCCCTTACAAAACCTGTACTTGTAAAAAGTAATTATGAAAAGAACTCGAATAGAACCAAAATCAAAAGGCTTAGGAGATACTATAGAAAGATTTACCAGAGCTACAGGAGTAAAAAAAGTAGTAGACACAGTAGTAGAGGCAACAGGCAGTAAGGGATGCGGTTGTGGTGCAAGAAAAGATAATCTTAATAGAATGTTCCCTTACAAAAATAAATAAAAAAATGGCATATCAAAAATTACAAACCAGAGAAGCTTTAGCAGTAATAACATCAGATGATGTTCGTATACCTGATCCTAACACAGTTGTTGTATTAGATACGGCTACAGGAGCTACAGTAGGTGCAGCTGCATTTAATGTTGCAAATACATTAACAGATGTAGGTACTGAGTTTTTATCTGCAGGTATAAGCACAGGGGCTATTGTATATAACACTACAGCAGGAAAGGCATACCATGTTGTATCTGTGGATAGTAACACTCAGATTACTTTATCTGGATCTACTGCAGGAGGTGCTACTGATTCATATAGTATTTATACTAAACCTACAATTGGATGTACTCTATTTGTTGGTACAACAGGTAATGTTAGAGTTCAGATGGCACAACAAAATGGAAACACTTCAACAGCAGCAACACCAGCTAATGAGGCGGTAACCTACAAAAATATTGCAGACGGATCTTTCTTGCCAATACAGGTAGTTAGGGTAGATGATAATACTACCGCTACTGATATTATAGCAATGTGGTAATATGAATTGGATACAAACAAGCACATTAATTGAAGAGATAATATATATTTCTACTTCTACCAAATAAAAAATGACTAAAGAATTGAAAGATACAGTAGAAGTAATCGCTGCCAATGGAGGAGCGTTAGGATTAACATTAGTACAGTGTAATGAAATGCTTCAATTTATTTCACTTACACTCGCAATAGGATTTACACTTTATAAGTTTATTAAGAAAACAAAGTAATCATGAAATATTTTACCTTACAGGAATTTGATTCCTCTGATAAGCCAGGCTCAGGTAAATATATGGATGATGATTTCTTAGAGATGTTAGATTGTGCTCGTGAAGAAGCACAGATTCCTTTTAAAATTAATAGTGGGTTTCGTACTGAAGCTAAGAATAATGATATCTATAAGGGTTTAGGTAAGGATCCAGTTAGATCTTCTCATTTAAAAGGATATGCAGCGGATATACACTGCACTAATTCAAAACACAGATCAATAATAGTTAGAGCTTTAATTAATGTCGGTTATACAAGATTGGGGATTGCAAAATCATTCATACATGTAGACAACGATCCTGATAAGTCTGACGCAATTTGGTTATATTAATATGGCAACTCCAAGAAAGGGAAAGGCTAAAGTAAAAATTACCTCAACAGGTAAGAGGATTAGTTATGGTCAGGCAGGAAAAGCTAAAGGAGGTGGTCCGAGAGTTAAACCAGGAACGTCAAAAGGAGATGCTTATTGTGCAAGAAGCTATGGAATAAAAATGGGATTACCTATAGGTAAAAGAAATGATCCTAACACACCTAATAACTTATCTCGTAAGAGGTGGGGGTGTGTAGGTAAAAAATCAAGACGATGATAAAAAATATATTAGGAGGTTTGTTTGGTAAGGTTGTTGAGCATGCTGAAGGAATATTAGATGAGATTATTACTACAGATGAGGAGAGAGATAGAGCGAAGCTTGCTATAAAAAAAATTATGTTGGATGCCGAAAGAGAGGCTTTCAATAAAGAAGTAGAAGACCGAAAGGATGCAAGGTCATTATATAAGGACGATGCTATTATTCAAAAAATATTAGCAGCACTTTTTACCTTAGGATACTTTGCACTTACCTACACTATGTTTAAGTATTTCGTTCTCCACGAAGTTATTTTATCTGAATATGAGATAGGATTTATATCTACTGTATTTGGGGCTATGTCCGCTAAGGTCAATACAATTATAGACTTTTTCTTTGGAGGTAGTAGTAAGCAAAATAAATAAAACATATTCCAATCTTTTTATTATCTTTGTAAAAAATTAATTATTAATAAAATCTATTAAAATGAAAAAGATCGAAGAACAAGAGTTAGCACAATTACAAGAATTAAATAATGAATTTTCTAAATTAAAAACCAATTTAGGGGATTTAGAATTACAGAAGCATGGTATTTGCTTAAGAGTAGAAGGAATAAAAAGTGAATTTCAAATTTGCGAAAAATCTTTAATGGAAAAGTATGGTGATAACTCTGTAATTAACTTAGAGACTGGAGAGGTAAAAGAAAAAGAAGAAGAAGCTGAAGTAATAGAGAGTAAGTAAAACTTAATGAGAATTCAAACATACCCTATAGCTGCAGATATAAAAACTGGAGATAAGTGGATTGGAACTAAAGAAGGAACCAATGCTACTAAAAATTTCTCTGTTAAAGAAGTCATTGATTTTTTAAATGAAACTTCATCTGTTGATTCTCAAACTTTAAGGTATAAGTTTCAATTTTTAAATTTATCTGGAGTAGGGCCTGATCTTGTAAGGGAAAAAGGAACAATATCTTTTAAGCCACAACTACCAGCACCTCCAGGTAAAACAATATCGTTAAATTCTGATTTAGAGATTCTTCTTAGTAATTATTCTCTAAAGTATCTATCTCAGCCATTATCTCCAGACATATCTTCTTTTTATACTAAATTAATTGATTCACGTGTTTTTTTAACTAATACAGAGGATATCACTCAATTTGGAGTTTATACTTGGGCTAATGCTGTTCAAAATGCAGCAGAACCTAATTTTACTGACGTAAGTTTAACTAAAATACAAGGTCAAGGTGACCTTATAGCGGGTAAACAATATTTCATATCTTTGCTGCAATGGGATCCAGCTAATGATACAGATAAAAATTTCGTTTTTGATCAAGCAATACCTTCTGCAGTATGGACGGTACAGCATAATTTAAATAAATTTTGTTCTGTTACAGTAGTAAATTCCTTTGATGAAACAGTTTTTGGCAACGTAGAATATATAGATAAAAATAATTTAACAATAACATTTGCATCTCCTTTTTCTGGAGAAGCATTTTGTAACTAACAAAAAAAGATAATGGCAATTAAGTTTTTAGACAATTTAGACCTAACAGGACTACAAATAACCAAAGTAAGACTACAAAACTCAGCAGGTACTCCTGGAACAAATCTTGGTGGAGGACAAATAGTATATGATTCAACTGCGGGTACTATAAAGTACTACGATGATGTAACTAATGCTTGGATTGAGTTAGATGGGGAAGGTTCTGGTGGTACAGTTACCTCTGTTGGTGGAGGTACCTCTACATTTGTTACCAATACAGTTACTAATGGTTCATCTAATGCAGTATTAACGTCTACATTAAGTGCTACTGGAACTCCAAATTCAACAACTTTCTTAAGAGGTGATAACAGTTGGGCAACTATCCCAGCAGCAATGAGTTTTTCTATCTCGGATGGATCTGCTTCTTATACTGTTACTCAAGGGGATACTGTTACGTTATCAAGTCCAAATAGTACAATATCTATAAGTGCAGCAGTAGCTGACACAATAAAGCTTGACTTAACAGCTTCAGGAGTAACAGCAGGAGCTTATACTTCAGCAAATATTACAGTAGATACTTTTGGTAGAGTTACAGCAGCCTCTTCAAGTGGTGGAGGAACAATGACATCATGGAAAATTGGTTCAACAAGTGGTGCTGATCAAACAGTTAGTAATGGTGAGGTAGTTGATGTTGTTGGTGGAACAGCAATATCAGGAACTATAGCTGGTACTCGAACTGTAACTCTTAATCATGATGCATTTGGTACAGCAGCAACATTCGCTTATCCATCTTCAGTTACAACTAATAGTACTGGTCACATAACTTCTATAACTGCAGGTTCTGCTCCAGGGACAATGTCAAGTTTTACATTAACTGGTGATACTGGTACTTCTCAGACTGTAGGTAACGGACAAACGGTAAGTTTACTGGGTTCTGTAGGAATAGACACAGTGGTTAGTAATACAGATACTGTAACAGTTAACTTAGACTTAAACGAATTAGTTACAACATCAACATGGACTCAAGCTTCTGATTTTTTAACTGTAGTTGATGGAGGTAATAATAGAAAAATATTATCAGGTAATATCCCAATAAATGATTGGGGAACTGCTGATGGTAATATTTCAATGGATGGAAATAAATTTACAGGGCTTGGAGCTGGTACTGCTGGTAGTGATTCAGTTAATTTATCACAAGTTCAAGCTTTAGTTGCAGGTGTTGGTGTATTCCAAGGAGCATATAATGCAACTACTAACTCTCCAGCATTAACTGGAAGTAGTAATGTGGCTCTTACAACAGGTGATTACTTTGTTGTATCAGTAGACGGTACTAATGCAGTATTAGGAACACTTGAAGTTGGTGATTTAATATTTGCTAATAATAATATTGCAGCGAATTCTTCTCCAGCTATTGCTAATTATACAGTAGTAATTCAAGACGCAAACATTGCAGGTGCAGGATCGACAGATGGAGGTACTGAAAAAGGTGTTGCTGGATTTGACTCTGCAAACTTTACTGTATCGGCTAATGGATGGGTTCAATTAGGAACTTCAGGCGTAACTGCTGGTGTTTACGGATCAGCTTCATCAGTTGGAAAATTCACTGTAGATGCTGAAGGGTTAATAACATTAGCATCAAATCAAGCAATAGATATAGCAGCATCACAGGTTCAGAACTTTTGTACTGAGGTTGAATCATGTATCTCAACTGCTACAACTAAAAACGGAATTCTTGGAGCTGGAACTTCCTTTCCAATTACTCATAATTTTGGAACAAGAGCGGTTCAGGTAGAGGTGTACTTAAATAGTGGTAATTACGATACTGTTTATGCAAGGGTAATAAGACAATCTGTAAATGCAATAACAATTACGGTAGCAGCGTCAGTAACGGCAAATACATTAGCATATAGTATAATTAAAGCAGCATAAATAAATTTAAATAATGGCAATAGTATTTAAGGATGATATTGAAGTGCCAGATATACAGGTTGGCGGATTAGCTTTAGGAACTTTAGCATTCTCAAGCGCTACAATTCCTACTAATAACAATCAAATAACCAATGGAGCTGGTTATGTAACTTCAAGCGGAAACACAACTATAGGTATTAATCAAAATAATACTCTTAACACTTCTACTGTATTTGCAACTTTAAACTTTACAAATGGTGTAGCTACATCTGCAACAACAAGAACTCTAACACTTGGAAACCTTGGATTTACAGGAGCAACTAATGCTAATTATATAACTAATAATAATCAGTTAAGTAACGGTGCTGGTTATACTACAAATACAGGAACAGTTACAGCAGTAACGGGTACATCTCCTGTTGTATCATCAGGAGGCACAACTCCAGCAATTTCAATGCCAGCTGCAACTTCATCAGCTAATGGTTACTTAACAAGTGCTGATTGGCAACTTTTTAATAATAAGACTTCTAATGTAGGTACTATTACTAATGTTATTGCGGGATCAGGATTGAGTGGCGGAGGAACATCTGGTGCAGTTACACTAAACGCAACAGGTCCGTCAGGAGATAAAGGATCTTTTTATCCTACATCAACGCAATCAATTGGTTCTGGAGGTTCTGTGTTATCAAGAACAACATTATTATTACCAGGAAATAGTATTGTTGCTGTAAATATGTCATCTAATTCAAATGGAAATGAAATTACAGTTGATAATACACAAACTATAGAAATTAATTTAAATTTTGCAAGTATTGCAAGTACAAATCCTAATAGAATATTAGCCGCAGCTGTTGTTCAGAAACTAAATGATTCAGGAGAAAGGTGGGAAGATATACAAGGAACAGAGGTTTATAATTATGATAGAGGAGTTGGTCAAGCCAGCTCATCATATGGGTATATATATGCGGGAAGTGGTTCAAGCACTGTTTTAGAAGATATAGAACAAGAAAGTTCTAAATTTAGGGTACAATTTTGGATAGAAGGTAGAGCTTCAACAGGAACGGGGATCACAACTGTTATTACTGGATGTCGACTATCAATAAAAGGAGTATAGTAAATTTATTTTTATTATCTTTGTAAAAAACTAAGTAATGGCAAAAATAGAAAATACCACCGTATATCCTACGGTACTTCCTGCATCAAATGACTTACTAATTGCAACTGATGTTAGTAATGATAACGCAACCGTTACATTTTTAGTAAGTAGTTTAACAGGGGCTGGAGGAGTTGCTCAAGATTTACAATCAGTTTTAACTACTGGTAATACCGCAGTAGAAGATATTAACCTTACGGGTAACATAATAGTTACAGGTATGGTTCAGCCTACTACTATAGGAGCTAATAATGGAGTGGGTACGGCAGGGCAGGTTTTAAGTTCTACTGGTGCAGGATTACAGTGGATTGCTGCGGCTGGGGCTACTAATCAAAGCTTAGATCAAACGCTAACAGTAGGGAATACATCTTCACAAAACATAATATTAAACAGTGGTATATTTACAGCAAATGGAGTAGGTAGTGGAGTAGCTATAAACTCTGCTGGAACTTTAACAAATGCAGGAGTTAGTACATTCACAGGTAATGTAAATATTAATTCTACAGACTTAATTTTTAACACTACAGGTCAAATAAGTGCTGGGGGATCAACAGGTACAGTAGGGCAATGGTTAGTATCTACAGGCACAGGATTAGAGTGGTCAAGTTCTATACCATCAGCATCTTGCTGCCCTTTACAGTCTACTTTACTTGGAGGAAATACCGCTAATAATATTGGAATAATATTCACAGGAACAAGTACAACATCATTTACGGCTAACAATAGTATAACTTCATTAGGAACAAATTCTTGGGGAGGACAGAATACATTTAGTGGACCAATAATATTATCATCAACAGTTTCTGACGGTACTACTATTGGAACAGCTGGGCAGGTGTTATCATCAACAGGATCTGGAGTTTCATGGATTACACCAGCATCAAGTACAAACACATTACAACAAGTATTAGATGCGGGTAATACCGCTACAGGAACTAATGCACTTATAAATATAACAGGTTCTCTTACTGCTGGTACTATATTAGATACATCTTTATCTCCTGGAGGATCAGGTCAAATATTAAGCTCAACAGCAACTGGATTATCTTGGGTGAATATAGCTTGCTGTAATTTAGATAATACTCTATCAATGGGTAATACCTCTGCTCAAAGTATACTTTTAACAGGAACTTCAACTTTAACTGTACCAAAAGTTATCCCTGCAAGCATACAAGATACGGGAGGATCTATAGGAGCAAACGGTCAGGTTTTAGGAATTTTAGGAGGTGTTCTTTCATGGGTTTCTCCAGGTTTGGTAGATACTACTTATACTTATGACGTGCCAAATGGAACAACTTCTCTAAGTTTATTAGATAGCAATGCGGGAGTTCAAGATATTAGCTTAACAGCAACAGCACCAGGCCTAACAATTACAAGAAATAGTTCGTCACAATTAACATTCAAAAATACTGGTACAACTTCTTTAATTGCAAATACTTCATTACTTAACACAACTGCAATTGTTGAGGGTTGTACAATTAATAATACAGCTGGATCCGCATCTACAATTACCTTATTAAGATATAATGGTGGTTCAAATATAGGTATGGTTCCTACAGGAGGAAATAATACAACATTCCTAAGGGGTGATGGTACATGGCAACCTGGAGCTGGTGGTGTAACATCATTAAATTTAACAACAGCAATACCCTCAGTAAATTCATCTCCATTAGCACTTAATGCAACAACAGGAGCGGTTGTAATTACTCCTAAAACGTATGCTGGAGGTGGTTCTATAGGTTTTGTTCCACTTGGCGGAACTGCTACTACTTTTTTAAGGGGTGATGGTACATGGCAAGTAATTGGTGCAGGTGCAGGTGTAACTACTTTATCTTTAACTACAACTTCTGGACTAACATCACCTGTATCAGGTAGTATAGGTGGGGCTACATTAACTTTGAATTCAAATGTATTTGGTGGATCTAATCTTGTAGGATATGTTCCAGATTCATCAGCTTCAGATCAAAGCACAACATTCTTAAGAGCAGATGGTAGTTGGGTAACCCCTGTAGGTTCGGGTGTTCAGTCCGTAACTCAGACTTTAGGAAATAATAATACTGCTCCATTGAATGCTTCAATTGCTGGTACTGTATTGAGTCTTCAAAACAATGTATTTAGTGGATCTAATTTTGTAGGATATGTTCCATCTTCAATAGCATCTTCACAAACAACAACTTTCTTAAGGGCAGATGGTACATGGGCAACACCAGCAGGAGGAGCAGGAGGAGCAGGAGGATATATAGAAAGATTTACTTTTTCTGCTGTTAATACAAATTTTAATCAATCCTTTGGATTTCATTCTTTTGGTAATGTTCTGCAAAATGGATTTAATTCACTTAGAGCGGATACTCTTGTCTCAATTGGATCTCCAAATGCTCCAAATAATTGGAATGATATAGAATTAATAGGAGGTACAGTTTTTTCAAATGATTATACAGGTGAAGGTTCATGTGCAGCTGGCGCAGAGGGAAGTAAAGTATGTTCTGCTCATATTACAGGTGTTGCAAATAACGAACTTTCCCTTACTTTTGACTTATATAAACTTGATTTATGTAACGGAGAAGTTGCAACTGGAGTAGGTACAGTTACGGTACCAGTGGGAGGTGGTAAATTTTGTGCAGACTTTACTGCTCTTGGAGGAGGGGCTTTAAATATAAGTTTAACACAAACACAAAGTCTTGTTTTTACTGTAAGGGGGGATAATGCGACTGTAAGTATACAAGGTTATGTTTCTATGCATATTGTACCTTTTGCAACATAAATAAAAATAAATTAAATTAAATGAAATGGACATTAGAAAAATATCAATTGGCGCAGACTATAAGTCAGGCGCAATGCACTATATTGTAGGGCAAGACGTCTTAGGGGGGTCACATAAAATACATCTTATTCAGCATGTAGAGAGTTCATATAAAATATGGATTCAAAAAGGTGATGTTATTTATGTATGGAAAGAATTTTTAACTACACTACCAATATCGTTAGAGTTTAATATAAACTTTTAATGAGGTCTCCATATAACTTTATTGTTACCCCCTTAAATAATAAGAGGTATGACAATACAAAAGAAATAGGTAATACTGAATTTATTACAAGCGTTTCTGAAGAAGACCATATTGCATCTAATAGATTAGCTACAGTTATATCCTTACCTATAAATTATAATGGACCTATAAAAAAAGGAGACACTTTATTAGTTCACCATAATGTATTTAAGTTTTATAATGACGTAAAGGGTAGGCGAAAAAGTGGACGTAGTTTTCTAAAAGACAATTTATTCTTAGTAGACCCTGATCAATTCTTTTTATATAAGCAAGATGATAATTGGAAGGCTTGGGGTAAATATTGTTTTATAAAACCAATGTCTACTAAAGATTCTTATCTATTTAAAAATTGTAAAGAGGAGCCATTGTTTGGTACGGTAAAATATATTAATCAAGAACTATTAGATTTAGGAGTAAGCGTTGGAGATCAAATATCATTTACTCCAGAAAGTGAATATCCATTTACTGTGGATGATGAAAAACTATATAGAATGTTTACTAATAATATAACTATGGTATTATGATATATACTTTAGATAATTTTATAGATAAAGATTTATTTAAAATTGCTACTGATTATTTAAATAAAGGAGATTTTTTAAAACATACTGTAGGAGAAAAAGACTTTTACGTACAGGAATCTCCAGAGTCATTCGATAACTACGTTTTAAGGAAGTTAGGGCTAATGGAAGGTAAGTCATTAGAAAAGATATTAAGCTTCTTTAGAGTGTCTACAGATGAGTTAGACAACACTTGGCGTATACATTCGGATTTAAATATAAAAGGAGAAAAGCCAGATAGAGCAGCGGTTATTTATATGTCTCCAAGAGAAAGGGAGGAGCTTCATGGTACAGCGTTTTGGGAACATGAGGTGTATGGTGATAGTTTACCTTCTCATATAACGGATGAAGAATATGATAGAACTCTAAGAAAAGATTCAGAGGAATTAGATATGTGGAGATTAGTTTCTGTTTCTGGATATAAGCAAAACAGAATAATATCTTATCCTGCTAATTACTTTCATAGTAAGTATCCTAATAAGTCTTGGAAAGAAGGAAGACAGGTATATGTAATATTTTATAAATTTAAAAATTAAATCATGGGAGTGCAAAAAAACATCGGACTATTAAAATCTAAGAACGATCAGGTAACAGAAAATTTAAAAATGTTAATTATTGAAGAGCAAAAAACAAGAGAGCTTGTTGTTGGCTGTTTAGAATTATTAAAATTAATGCCAGGATATGATAAAGCATTAGAGCAATTAACAGAAAGAAATGAAGATGGACATAAGAGAGATTAAGATAAGTATAATAGAGGCTGGAGAAAAAGCAGTTAAGCAACTTGTAAAGGTTGCTAAGGCTGAAATTATAAAGGTTGATGCAGAAGATCCTTTAGCTGCTGATAAATTAAAGAATGCTGCAGCTACTAAGAAGTTAGCTATCTTTGATGCTTTTGAGATACTTAAAAGAATTGAAGAAGAAAAAGCGTTGTTAGATGGAAAGGTAGCTGATAAAAAAACTAATACCCCAAAAGGATTTGCAGAGTCAAGATCAAAATAAATTATATACTAAAGTAAATAAGCTCATTACAAACTCTGTTATAGTTAATAAGAACAGGGGTAGGACTTGGTTATATGGGTATAATGAAAAGTATGATGTGGTTGTTATATCAAAGACAGGTCAGATTGGATCTGTTATAGATATTAATGGGCTAAAGATTGCATTACCAAAACCCCCTAAAGATGTATATAAAAGAGATAATAAAAAAGAAGAACAATACTGGCACTCTACTCCAATACCAAAGGAATTAAATAGGATAAAATCTATATTTCAGTGGCATGATACTCCTGATATATTTAAGGATAAGTGGGTTGACTATATAGAATCAGAGTTTGATAAACGAGAACAGGGTTATTGGTTTATGAATAATGGGGTTCCCACTTATATAACAGGAACTCATTACATGTACCTTCAGTGGACTAAGATTGATGTCGGAAATCCCGACTTCAGAGAAGCTAATAGAATTTTCTATTTATTTTGGGAGGCATGCAAAGCTGATAAAAGAAGTTTTGGTATGTGTTATTTAAAAATAAGACGTTCAGGATTTTCTTTTATGAGTTCTTGCGAGGGAGTTAATCAAGCTACTATTACTAAAGACTCAAGAATAGGTATACTTTCTAAAAGTGGAGCAGATGCTAAAAAAATGTTTACAGATAAAGTAGTACCTATATCTAATAATTATCCATTCTTTTTTAAACCTATACAGGATGGTATGGATAAACCTAAAACTGAATTAGCATATAGAGTTCCTGCGTCTAAGATTACTAAAAAGAATATGTTTCATTTAACAGATGATGAGTTAGAGGGATTAGATACAACTATTGACTGGAAAAATACTGGAGACAATAGTTATGATGGTGAAAAATTACAATTACTCTTACATGATGAGAGTGGTAAATGGGAACGTCCAGATAACATACTTAATAACTGGCGTGTAACTAAAACATGTTTACGATTAGGGAGTAAAGTTATTGGTAAATGTATGATGGGATCAACATCAAATGCTTTAGATAAAGGTGGGAGAAATTTTAAATCTCTTTTTGATGATTCTCTTCCTTCTAAAAGAAATGCAAATGGTCAAACAAAAAGTGGATTGTATTGCTTATTTGTTCCTATGGAATGGAACTTTGAGGGATATATAGATGTGTATGGAATGCCTGTATTTAAAACTCCAAAAGTTCCCATAATGGGAATTGATGGGGAATTAATTACTATAGGAGCTATTAACTATTGGGAAAATGAAGTTGCATCTTTATCTCAAGATCCAGATGCGTTAAATGAATTTTATAGACAATTCCCTCGTACTGAGTCACATGCGTTTAGAGATGAAAGTAAGCAATCTATCTTTAACTTAACAAAAATATATCAACAGGTAGATTACAATGATTCTTTAATAATAGATCATCACATTACAAGAGGATCTTTTTCTTGGGAAAACGGAATAAAAGATACTAAAGTAATATGGTCTCCAAATAAGCATGGTAGATTTTTAGTGAGTTGGACTCCGCCTCCTGGTATGGATAATAAAGTTATAATGCAAAGAGGTAATAAAAAACCAGGGAACGAACATATTGGTTCATTTGGATGTGACTCTTATGATATTTCTGGAGTAGTTGTAGGTAAGGGGTCTAATGGAGCATTACATGGATTGACTAAATTTACTATGGATCAAGCGCCAAGTAATCACTTTTTTTTAGAATATATTGCCAGACCACAAACTGCGGAGATATTTTTTGAAGAAGTTTTAATGGCATGTGTTTATTATGGAATGCCAATACTTTGTGAAAATAATAAGCCCAGATTATTATATCACTTTAAGAATAGAGGTTATAGGGGGTATTCATTAAACCGACCAGATAAAGTATATACAAAATTATCTAAAACAGAAAAAGAATTAGGAGGTATTCCTAATACATCTGAAGACGTTAAACAATCACATGCTTCTGCGATTGAATCATATATTGAGAAGCATATAGGTATTGATTTTAATGGAGATTACAGAGAGGCTGGTGATATGGGAGTAATGTATTTTGGAAAAACTTTAGAGGATTGGGCAAAGTTTGATATAAGTAATAGAACTAAATTTGATGCCGCTATTAGTTCTGGATTAGCTATCATGGCTAATCAGAAGCATTTATATACACCATCTAAACAAAAATCAAAAATAAGTATTAACTTTGCAAGATATAATAATTCAAGCAATACAAGCAATATAATTACATGAAAGATGTTACAATAAAAATACAGTCTACTGCTTTCCCTGATCAATTTGCTTCTGACAAAGAAAAAGCTAAAATTGAATTTGGTTTAAAAGTAGGTCAAGCAATACAATATGAGTGGTTTAGAAAGGATGGTAATGGATGTAGGTTTTATGATCAGTGGGGAGAATTTCATAGATTAAGATTATATGCACGTGGAGAACAATCAGTAGCTAAGTATAAAAATGAATTAGCTGTAGATGGTGATTTATCTTATTTAAATTTAGATTGGACACCAGTACCTATAATACCTAAATTTGTAGATATAGTGGTTAATGGTATGTCTGATAGATTATTTAAAGTTAATTGTACTGCTATGGACGCTATGTCAGCTGAGAAGAGAAGTGAGTTTCAGGATATGGTACAAACTAATGTTGTAGCTCAAGACTTATTTAAACAAATAGAAAAAGACTTTCAGATGGAGGTGTTTCAGGTTGATCCTAAGACACTACCAACAAGTGATGCTGAAATGGAATTATATATGCAGCTCAATTATAAGCCAGGGATTGAAATAGCAAATGAAATAGCAATAGATACAATGTTTCGGGAAAATCATTATTCTGATACAAGAAAAAGAATTGACCTTGATATTACTACTTTAGGTATAGGTATAGCTAAACATAGTTTTCAGAAAGGGGATGGTATTAAGGTTGAGTATGTTGATCCTGCTAATGTTGTTTATAGTTACACAGAAGACCCTTATTTTAAAGATACATTCTATTGGGGAGAAATAAAAACTGTTCCTATTGGAGAGGTAGTTAAAATTGATCCAACTGTTACTCTTGAACAGATGGAAGAAATATCTAAGTACAGCCAGTCTTGGTATGATTATTATAATAGTCAGGCAATGTATAATAACAGCATGTTTTCAAGAGATACTTGTACTCTTTTATATTTTAATTATAAAAGCACAAACAGTTTTGTTTACAAGAAAAAACAAATGGCTGAAGGTACATTTAAAACTGTAGAAAAAGATGATGAGTTTAATCCTCCTCAAGAAATGATGGATGAAGGGAATTTTGAAAGAGTAGAAAAAAGAATTGATGTTTGGTATGAAGGTGTTATGGTGATGGGAACAAACATTATGTTAGAATGGAAGATGATGGAGAATATGGTTAGACCAAATTCTGCAAACCAATATGCAATGCCTAACTATGTAGCTTGTGCTCCAAGAAT